GAGCTTTGTTCTATTAAAAAAGAGGAACCCTTCTAGGACTTTATGGCAAATGGAGTCTTAGGAGGGTTTTAAAATTTGTAAATAAAAATAATCACGTTACTTGGCCGACAACAAATACAGGTTGATACCATCTCATTTTTCGTTCTTTTCTGTTTTTACCTTTTAGTACTGTATGCCAATGACCTCTTCGCCAATGTGGTCTTAACTTTCTCTTATTTCCAATAACAATCAACATATCTTCATTCTGTTTTGGTTTCAGTTTGACAACTCTTGTTGTAAAGTCTTTACCTACCCAACAAATAGCTCTTGGTTTGATATCACTTTGTACCTTATATTTTTTCTGTAAAGGTACGATTTTTGATGGAATATATTCTTCGGTAATAATATCTGGCTGTTGATTCATCAATAAAATCAAATTCACAACAGTTTGAAAATGTTCTTTGATCAGTTCATCAGCTACTGGTAATTGAATGAATTTTACTGATTTAAGGTTCTTCCAATTAAACGCATAGTAATGAATTTTATTTGGTTCAATTACAAAGTTTACATAAACATCGAACTTCATTTTCGGATTTATCAACATATCTTTTACATCTTTGTTATTCCATTTATGACATTCAATAAATGAATATTTGATCTTATTTATTTTGTTTGAATTAAGTAAAAAGAAACTTGGGTTTACTATATTTGGATTTTCTGTAAGTTCAAGATTGTCAATATTGGTATGAATTAAAGAATTACATAAATCATCCTTTAGATAGTAGGCAGGAGAGTCATAGATATATTGCTGACTTCTGTATTTACAATTGATATGTTCTCTTGCAAGGTCTTGCCAGGAATAAAAGTTTTGAGGTGATTTGTATTTGTATAAAAACTGTCCTCTGGTAATTTTTGGTTTAGCTTCAAGTACAACTTCTTTCACTTCAATTTCTTCTTTCTTACGTTTCTCTGCGAAAGCCTCAGATAAATCTTTTTTGACTTTCTGTTTGTTTAGTTTTGGAAGTTTATTTGGATCATTAACAGTTACCCATTTATCTCCTACTTTCATTTTTAGGTTTCCTGTATTTGGATGAACCCATAAATCACCTTCTTTTGCATCACCTCTACGTTCAACTATTTTTCTTTCATTAGTTTCTTCTTCGACAGTATAAAGATTTGAATCTTTTGTATTAAAAAATAACTGCCCTGCTAATTGTCCTTCTTCAAAAGCTATATTCTGCTCCATTGAAACAGTTTGACCAGAAGGCAAAGTAAGAGTCGGACTACCTTCAATTCCTATTGTTTGAGTCATTTCTGTAATTTTTCCTTCATCACTTACCTTCATATTTGTTTGACGATTATCACTTTTTAATTTTCCACCTCGATTGTAGTATTCACGCACTACCCAGGCTTTAGCTTCTGTTGAAGGCCAAAGGAATTTAAGTTTTGCGGTATTTTTTACTTTATAAAAAAGTGTTGTATCAATAGCTTTTCTTTTAACATGATGATATTGATTAGCTCTATTTTTAAGTTCTTTTTCCTTATAATATTCGTTTAATCTTTTTTTATATTCTTTTTTAGATAGTAAGTTACCATGTTCAAATTTAGCTGGCTTTGGCATTGGAAGGTGTATTTATATAATACTTATATTAGAAGTATATAATATTTATGTCAAACGTATATCGCAAATCAGCTATTTTAAGGATATTTGATATAATAACTTCAGGCCGTGGAATTTGGCTCAAGTAGGTAAACTTTTTTGGAAGGGAGTTTATCTACTTTTTATTTTGTATAATAAAAGAACCTTATTCGCCAAGGCAATGAATAGGGTGTCTAGGTAGACAAGTCTAACCCGTGCTTGTCTACTGCTTTATTTGCTGAGTATGTGGGATAACTTTTTTGTATGGCATCTCTTCCCAAATAAGCCAATCTTTTGGTTTCGGTGCTAATAAATAGCACTCTTTTTCACCCAAAGTGTACGCTTCGATAAGTAATTGTATATCTGCTGATAGTGCTTCATTAGTATCGGCTAGTCTGCGATAACCATTACCTAGAAATACCATTCCCCCTGCTAATATTGCTGCACCAAAATACGCTATAGTTACGACTCCAAAATGTAACTTAGACATTTTATTTTTTCGGTATTTCATGGGTATGTGGGATGACTTGACCTGGTGGAACTGTAACTATAATATCTTCACAAGTCACAGCACTAGGAGTATTAGGCTTAAACATAACACCTAATTTCGCTTGTTCTGCACATATTTTCAACCTATGAAGAGAGATCTCTAATTTAGTTTTCTTATACAATAATTCTTGATTTTTGATATTTATTTCTGTTGCTTTATGGCAAAGGGCTGGAGATTTTCCTAGTGGTATGTTTAGTTGAGCCGAGATTCCATAATTTATATTAAAATTTTCTTTTTCAAATCTAGGGGTTTCTTGAACGTATTTAATAGCACCAGTATTTTCGTCATAAATATTTTGTTTAGTAACAGTTTCTCTAGGGAGGGAAAATGTATGAGAATCAGTTACATAGGGAGTGATAGTAAGACTAGGAGAAGCACAGACAATACCCTGACTCATTCTAAAAGAAGGCATTGAAGATGGGGTTATCATGGTGGCATTGTTATTTACCACGCCCTGTGCATTACTAGAAGGGCTTGCTACAGTCGTATTGGCTAAAACCTTAGTAGGGCAAAGAAGTAAGGCTACTGCCCAAAGGTAGTTGTAGTTTCTACTGTGGTGCTTGTATTTATTGTTCTTTGTATTGTGGTTACTGTGTCTAATCCTGGTGTTATTAGAGTTTCTTGAAGAGAAAATGCTGATCCTGGAGTTGTTATTGTCCATCTTGGGACTGCCTCTAAGTTTGGTGAAGTCCAACTAAAACTTACACCTCCAACTGTCTGTTCTGTAAGTGTTGTAGCTGTAGGATTGATGTAGTTATTTGTATCGGCACTTTCAATGTTATGTCCTGATGCAGAGTAAGAATATCCTGTTCGATATTGATGACTTGTAATCGTTTCATTTATAACTGACTCCGAAGTACTCGAAGTCTGAGAACTTCCAGTTCTGAACTGAGGTACTACTGGAACTGCAAGAGTTTTGACAGGTAGTAGCAATAATATTAATAGCCAAAATTTAGTCAATGGTAATAGTAACTGTTGTTGAGCCAATACAGCTAGTACCAGATCCTCCTGCTGTACAAGTATGAACTCCTGATGAAAGGCTAGTCATACCAAGCGATCCTGCAACCCCTCCAGAACCTATAGTTGTTTGTCCTGATAAATGAGGTAATGCAGCAATCCCTGTTGATGGGGTAACAGCCGATGGTGTTGCATCACCCATTGTTACTGATTCAGTAAGAGAAAAAGCTGATCCTGCTGTTGTTACAGCTTTATCAGTTTGAATCATTGCTGGAACTCCAGCTGTAAGACTGCCTATGTTAATACCACCAATAGCCCCAGAGGTTGTAGATCCTCCCGAAGTGACCGAAGGAGTAATATTATTACCTGATATTGAATAAGTTGTACCAAGTTTATTCGTAACACTATATGGCATATCTACACTTATCTGTGCAGATGTTGTGAACTTTTGAGTAATGTCTGCTAGTGCTACAGAAGGACTAAACAGGAATAAAAGTGCAATTAGTTTTTTCATTTTTTATCCTCCTTTTTGTTGACAACTTCCGCACCGAGAATCTTGATGGGTGTTTCTATTCTAATAGTTTGATAGTTTCCTGATTGTGTAGCTAATAACGCTTCCACCTCTTTTTTATTCAATGGTTTTTCATCAGGCTTATATGTTCCATCACCTCTTTTCTTAGCACCTTCAAGGCCGAAACTAGCTAACGCACCAGTTAAAAGAGAAGCAGGGAAAGTTATGTCTTTTGGTTCGTTGCTATATCCTGGTATGGAAACGTAGTTCAAACTAACGATGAAACCACTCCACCCAACTACAACAAGCCTTACCACAACTGAGATAAAGGCTAATTGCTCTTCTTTGTCATTGATCCCCTCTTTAATTTTTTGGAGAGGACCTTTTTTGACTTCTTCTGTCATAACTAGAGTTTATTAGTCATACTATACATAAATATAGCCTAAATCAATGCCAGAGATATATGCAGCCTTAATAGGAGTTGGAGCTAGTGCTTTTGTCATGGTGTTATCTAACGTCAGCAACAGACGAGATAGAGATATTGTAGAACTCTTTAATCGTATTAATAGACTAGAAAGAGCCGTAAGTCGTATAGAAGGCCAAAACGATTAATGTTTGGTATGTTTGGGAAAGAACATACAAACTTATGTCTAAATTTTTAGTTAATTTGATCATCAAATTTGGAAGATCCGAGTCTTTGCGTAAAGCTGCTCTAACGCTTTTAAAAGATCTTGCAGCCAAATCAGACAATGATGTTGATGATGCAATCGTCAAAATGATTGAACAAAAATTATTTCCTGTTAAATGAAACTTAAAAAATTTCTCAACATTGATATAGAACCAGCACCTCCTGAGTTGGAATTATCTGTTGAAATGAGATGTCGTGAAATTATGGAGAGTACTGACTATGACAACATTAAGAGGTATTGTACTCATCTTATACGACATCAATTAGATCAAGATGTCTTTTTAGCTTCTATGCTAGGCAGACTAATTGAATTGGAAGCTAATCTTGTTCTAAAAAAGAACAGGAACAAGAAAACAACTAATCCGATAAAGAAGTTCTTTCGTATTCCTTAATTTCTTCTTCGGTAAAATCTCTGATAAATAATTTATCAATTTTATCAATTTCATAATTGAATTTAAGGATTGCAGTTCTTATATGTTCACTAATCCAACCATTTTTATTCGTAACTACTTGAGCTTTACCTCTTTCATTAATAAAAATATAGTGATCATATCCTTTAAGTTGAATATCTAATAAATTCTTTTCAAGTTTTGTTCGTCTAATTTCTTTAAGTTTGCGTAACTTAATAACTGAAGCTCTTGGGGATTGTTTCATCTTTCGTATGTAGAAGGAGGAGGAGTAATCCAATAACGCACTCCATTAATAATTCTAAAATGGATCTTAAGTAAAGGATCTTTTACTAAGTATTTTTTTGTTTTCTGCATATATAGAAAAAGTAAGGACTTACATTGGCAAATCTTACAAAACCAAATGCCTTGTCATTAGAAAGGTAGGTCGTTAGTGCTAGGAGCGTTTTCTATCTTCTGTGGATTAATGTTGCCAAATACTCCGTACTGGCCATCCATCGCTTTAGAGTAGATTTGTACACATTTAGTTTTAACTTTCTCTTTTTTGCTGAAGTCGTAGACATCTCCATCTTTTGCTTTTGTGTTCACTAAGTTTTGTAAATGATCTATCAAATGAGTC